TGAGCCGGAGCGGCTGGCTTTGGCTGATCATCCTTCTTCTTGAAAGAGAAGCTCAGCAGTGGCTTCTTTGGGTTGTCAGAAACATCGTTCTTCCAGACATTGATGAAATACTCCTGACCATCAATATCACAGTTCCCCGTGAAGTGCGGGTGCTTGTCTGTGGTCCTCTTCTGATTCTTCCAGACCGCACCGCGATTGGTTTTATCGTAACTCATTAGTAACTCTCCTGATTGAGCGCCGAGACAAACTTCTCCTTGATGACCTTTCTCTCGGCTGTGGTGAATGGCCCACCCTTAGATGGAGCCCTAAAAAGCAACTGCTGATCTTCTTGCGGTAATCCAAACCACAGCTCAGCAACCGCGTATAGCTCTTCAAGGTTCTCTTCTCTGGAGTACCTCTCAATGGCCTCTTTAACGTCCTGAGTGTTGTCCTTCATGAATTCATCTAACTTCCAGCCCTCATCACGGGTATGGCTGTACCGAAGCTCGTTGCCGCTGTAGGCACGAAGCTCCACGACACCCTTCTCATCGGTCAAGCCTTCCCAGCGTAACTTCAGATACTTGGGGTCTTCGCCCTTCTTTAGCTCAATAACGATGTTGGGATAGTCGTACAGTTCCCTGCCTATCCCCAAGTTGAAGCAAGCCCGCTTGAACGCATCAGACGCTGCGCCCTTCTCGGACTCGAAGTTGGATGGTGTGCCGACATCCTGCACCCACACCCATTCCTTGATCTCTGGGTTGTAGATACCTACGGAGCAGTACAGGTTGCCATCAATGACCTCGTGCTTGCGCTGCCAGTAGCCCGGACCAACTACACTGTCCAAGCGGTTCTGATCAACCCTCGCATCCTTGTAAGCTAGGTAACTGGCCTTTTCGCCAAACTGTCGGCCTAGCCTGAATTCCACCTCACTGATTTTCAGAGGCAGTCTGAGTTTGTCGTACATGACGTTCTCCCTATTAAAGTTGAAGGAGAATTGTACGCTCTTTGTGGTAGGGATGCTAGCTTTAGATGTATTCGCCAGTACGCATCATTTCGGCAAGCTCTATTGCCCGGTTGCCGGTCTGTCGGGCGAATTTGGAATCGAGCACCTCTGCGCCAGCAGACTCCCAATCCTCAGCCGAGATTGCCCACATCAATTTACGAAATTTCGAGAATGAAGGGCCGCCGACGCAGAAGTACAGGTCAATAATAGCATCTCTTCTTGCAGGGCATAGCGTTTCGAACCACTCATAGTGTCCCAGCTCCTGGACGCAGACATTGATGTCCCGGTTGAGCATCATCAGGGCTTCTTTCTCGGTGATGCCGTTGTCAGTAAGATTTCGCCCCACGCCAATAGTGGTCTTGCCTGCAGTGCATTGGTACGGTCTCAGGCGCAGCCCTTCGTGCTTTATTAGTAGATCAGTCAGTTTGCTCATCAGTCATCTGCCCCGCAAGCCAGGAGTGGTTTAATGAGAGAATCCCCAGAATAGTATAGGGACTGATCCCTGAAGCCAATTTGGACTCTATCCACCGGCACAACTGCTCATCAGCCTCAACCGCCATATCCTCCAGTTTATCCGCAGACAGAACAGGAAGATCAACGACATTGCTCATGGCGTAGCTGTCACCCTTGCGATCTCTCCCTTATCCTTGTGGTAAGTGATCGCCAGAGCGCCCCTCTGAGAGTGTTCAAAGCCCCTTGCTGCGTAGGCATCCCGACTTGCCAGCGTAGGATGACGCTCGATGACAGCCCCTCCAGACTCGATCACCTCGCGGGTATGCAGATGCCCTGTGGCTATGTAAAGGTAGTCTGCCTGCGCCATGCTGGACCTAAACTCGGGCTCCGAGAAAAACTTCCCGGACAGGTTCCTGATCTTCGTTAAGTGGCCGTGATGCCACCCTAAGAACACCTTGCCCCAAGTAAACTGATAATAGGGCATCTTGCAGTCATCAATGGTCACCCTGGGGTTCTTGTCGAACGCCATCTTCATGACTGCCTGTAGCCACACGGACCCCGCGAGATCGTGGTTACCCTCGCACATCACCACATGAACGCGCTTGTGTTTATGCAGGAGCAGCTCAACGGCTCTGACGCAGGTCTTCACCGCAACCTCTACCAGCTCGTTGTATCGTCCACTAGCGTCCAGAGGATGCTTGCTCAATGGCGTTACGGATGAAAGCCCGTCAAAGTGGAGGAAGTCTCCCATCTGAACGAATACAGCCTGCTCGGAGTCAGGACAGCCATCCATCATGGTCTGAATCCCCCGGTACAGGGTATCCTCGGCGATCTTCAAGTCCCACTCTTCCCCGGTCTCCTGTCTACAAGAGTAAGCACCCACATGGTAGTCAGTAATCGTGTAGACGCTGCACAGGTCTTTTGTGACCCTCTTGGGAGCCTGCACTACCGGCCACGGCTTGATGCCTTCAGAGAGGCTGACAGACACCTCACGCATGATCTCGGCCATGCGCTCCTTATCCACCTCGGTCTTGACCCACTGAATCTTGGCGTTGCCATCAGCGTCCAGGAGAGTTGACTTGCCGCGCAGCCTGAATCCATCCGGGACTGATCCGGCATGAGTCTCGTAGCCCTTAGCCGCCGCATCAGCCCTGATCTTGGCAACGTGCTTCTGGACATTACGCATGGTAATGCCTAGCTCCTTCGATGTCTGAAGAGCGTTACACTCGTTCATGATGTAGCACTCAGCGACCGCTCTCTGTCTAGGAGTGGACGCATAAGCGAGTATGCCCGGTTCTATTAAAGACCGGGGATCATAGATAGGTTTGCTCATTGTTGGCAGACGGGTTCCCAGGAGATGATCGGAACCAGATCAAACAGGTTGTCAATTGTCTGATCTATATTCTTTGCAGTCTGGAGCGGGCAGAGAGCCTCTTCTACTTCCCTAGCCTTCTGACCAACCTCAGTCGGATTGACCGATCCGCACCCGGTCATAACCAGAATGAATATGATCATGGCTATTAGAGCTATCGCCCTCATGTCATCTTTGACCATCATTTGAATAATCCCTTTGTCCACTGGTATGCCCTTACTGGTGTCCACATGACCCACTGACCTATCGGATGCACGTTGCATACAGCCAGGGCTTCCCTGAATATCTTATCGGCCATTCGCTGATCTATCCCATACAGCCTCTGAGCTGCCTCAGTGCATAGGTAGTCGTGAACGATTGCTGCCTTTCTGTTTTTT